AATGAGAGGATAAACGGTGGAGAAGCTACTGACAGCTAAACAAGAGGCGTTTGCACAAGCTGTTGCTGATGGCATGACACAGAGTGACGCTTACAGACAATGCTATGACACTAAAACAAAAAGCGATAAAAGCGTAAATGAGATAGCGAGCCAGTTAATGGCTAATCTCAAGATATCCTCAAGAGTCGCTGAATTAAAAGCTAAATTATCGGATGAAATACTTTGGACTCGTAAAGAGGCGGCGGAAGTGCTAAGAAAGGCAATAAACTTAGGGCTTGACGCTGAAAGTCACGGCAAATTATCCGATGCCGTAAAGTCTGTAGAGGTGTTAAATAAAATGACAGGCTTTGAGGCTCCTCAAGTAGTGGAGTTTAAAGGCATGGGCGAGATTAGGCTTAACATCGTGAGAGGGGGTAGCGTTTGAGCGATGACAACATTCACGGCTGGGCGAGCGAAGCCTTAGGCTTAATGGAGCAACACCCTGAAGGCTGGCTAAAGAAGGTTTACACCAATCTCTGTTTCATTATTGGCGCAACAGATGAGCGCATCACACAAGCCGAGAAGTGGAACACGGCAAGGGAGCTTTACCAAGACGGCTTACCGCCTAGGGCGATAGGGGAGAAGCTAGGTTTATCGGCTCAACAGGTGCGCAACAAGGCCAGTAAGAGCGGGTGGCTCAACCTTACCAAGCTGAATAAAACGCTAAAGAAAGCTCCACAGAAGGGCGGGGCGAGAAAAGCCCAAGACTTTATCAAGCAATGCGACGCTTGTCATAGCCAGTTCAGGGCGAAGAGTGGCAATGAGCGGGTGTGCAATACGTGCCAAGCTGGGGCAATACAGGCAAAGGCTGGCCTGTTGGGCTGGAATGAACAGTAAACAGACTGTCGTTGACGTTGACCTAACGGTGATTCTTCAAGAGTGCCATGAGGCCGTGCTGTTTGACGAGTCACGTTTTAGGGTAGTCAATGCAGGGCGAGGCTGGGGAAAGACCTCACTCATCCTCGCCGATATGCTAATCGGGTGCTTGTCGGCTTACACAGATGCCCACGGAAGGCGTCTTTCGCCACGTTTAGGATATATGGCTCCCGACTTAAAGCAGGCTAAGGACATCTTTTGGGAGAGAGCCGTACATTTCTTCCACCCGATAACACTACGCATCAACAAGAGCGAACACCGTATAACGCTTATCAATGGCGCAACGATTCACCTGTTGGGCAGTAACTACCCCGACAGCGCAAGGGGTGCTTACTTCACTAGGTTCTATCTTGATGAAGCGGCCTTTGCCAAGAGTACCGAGGAGATACTCACCAAGATTGTAAGGCCGATGCTAGACAGGGTGAGGCCGTATGGCGAGATGCTCATTACCTCAACCCCTGATGGGCGCAACTATTTCTATGACCTATGCAAGCGTGGCATAGACAGGGAAGAGGGCTGGAGCTACCATTGTTACCCTAGCGTGGAGGGTAAGTTCATTGACCAAACCGCTGTTGATGCAGCACGGCGTGACTTAACACTAGAGGCTTGGAGGCAGGAATACTTTGCGGAGTTCATTAATCCAAGCAACCAAGTTTACTATAAGTTTGACCGCACACAGCACACTAAGCCGATACCCTTTGTTGACGGCCTAACGATACACTGGGGGTGGGACTTCAACATTGCCCCCGCCTGTCATAGCGTGTTGGCTCATCATCACAATGGGCGCATTTACGTGTTTGACGAGATAGCCGAGGGTAACACGCCTGCTAACATTGACGTGTTTTGCTCTCGCTACTCACCTAACCAAGTGGTAGAGCTTAAGTTCTATGGCGATTACAACGGTAGCTACAGCACGACAGGTACGGTTGACTACATCATGATGGTTGAGACGCTTCACAGCAGGGGCTACAACGTGTCAATGCAGGACATCAGGGTGTACGGTGGCAACCCTATCGTGCGTAGCAGGGTGGAGAACGTCAACCGCCTGTTGCAAAACGCCAACGGTGAGAGGCGTATCTTTGTTGATACAAACAAATGCCCCAAGCTGACTAAAGACTTTGAGGAGCTAAGAAGGCTACCCACTGGCGATATAGACAAGCGTAGTGACCCTACTCTATCTCATGCGAGTGACAGTTTTGGGTATATGGCATATATACTAGAACCTCCCAAGATGCCTAACACCGACAAGCCTAAGACGCTACTCTTACCAGTAGACTAGGGTTGTAACCATGGTTTACATCAGTAATGCAGGAGACCTACCCTATGGGCGCAGGTGTAATGGACGGTAGCCACGCTAAAGCTGGCGCAAGCGGTAGCACACGTGGCGGTGAAGTGGGCAAGTACCTAGGTACAAAGAAGCCTATCACCAAAGGCACAACCCAAAAGCCAACGGGCAGCGGTAAGGGCAAAGGCTACTAACCGATGGATGAGCTGGATTTGATGCCAGTAGGTGCAGAGGCTGATGCGTTGGCCTCTGTTTACACCTATGAGAATGACGAAGGCGAGCAGGTAGAGTTGACAGAAGACTTGCAGAAGCGAGTCATTAACCAACTGGTTAAGCAGTTTGAGAACATGGAGCAAGATCGCAAGACTAAAGCGGAACCTATATGGCGTGAAGTAGAGAAGCAACTAGAGCCAAGCTACAGCAGTAAGACGAAGGTGCTGGATATCAAGCTACCCTTTGCTAGGCAGGTGCTTAACACCTTGCAAGGCCATATTTGGGCAAGAAGCCTACAGGGCGAGAAGGTATTGTTTGATGTGCAGGGCGATGATGAGCAAGCCCAAGAGCAAGCCCCTACCTATAAAGCCTTACTCAACTACCTGTTTAGCCAAAACAAACTAAGGTGCAGGCTTGACCTACTGGCTGAGCATTACATCACAAAAGGCGTGTGCATCGCCTTTACTGGGCGCATGACTAAGACACGCAAGGTGCGGGTGCTTAGTGGGCAGATGGGGACAGAGCTACAACTTGGTATGAATGGCGAGGCCGAGTTTGTAGAGGTTGAGCAGACAGTAGCCGAGTTGGCAGACTTGCAGGTGGTTGACCCTTACACTTTTGTCTTTGACACCGACAACGCCGACAACTGGGATGAGTGCTTGAAGGCATACCGCAAGCCTATCGTCTATGAGGACTTAGCCGACAACACGCTTTATGGCAACCATAGCGAGCTAAAAGAGCAGGTAAAGCAGCATATAGAGCAACAGAGCAGTGGTTACAACAACGTCGTAAAGGGTGTGAAGGCAAGCAAAGACGCTAAGGGCTTTTACCCTGATGGCAGGGTTGAGCTACTAGAGTTTTATGGTGACGTGCGCTTACCTAACGGTGACTTGTTGCGTAACTGGATGGTGACGATAGCAGCCAGAAACCATGTTGTGCGTTTTGAGCCTAACCCCTACTACGTCAACCCCTTTGTTAAGGCGTTGTATGAGGAGACCACTTGCGGGTGGGGGCAAGGTGGCCCTATTGGCCAAGTGGTTAGCCTGATGGAAGGTGCTAGCCGTATGGCTAAGCAGGCCGTGGTAAGTAGCGAATACGCTATGAATCCGCCTTACCTTGCACCTAAGGGGATGCTTCAGCAAAAGCAGTACAACATTAAGCCAGGCGATGTAGTGACGTATGAGCCTAACACAATGTTGCCCAACGCCTTGCCTCAACCCTTAGTAGCCAACCCTAACCCTGCCTTCCCTATCTTACAGCTATTGGAGAGCCAAACAGAAGCGACGACAGGAGCCACAAGGCAACTATCGGGTAATGTGACTAGCAGGGATAAGGCACAGACGGCTACAGAGTTTCAAGGCTTACAGGTTATTGGCAACCTTGTGATGGATAGGGTGATTGACCGCTTTAACCTTGACATGAAGCTACCAGCGATTGAAAAGCTGGCCTTAATGCAAAGCATGTTTTACCCTAAAGCCCTGACGATACCCGTTGAGGGTAGGGGTGGGGAAAACGAGTTTGTGCAGGTTGAACCTAGCTTATACTACCAAAACTACAAGTTCATCATTGTGGATAACAAGAGCGAGATGGAGCGTAAGCAGGGCTTGCAAGAGAAGATAGCCCTGATACAGCAAGGCGCACAAATACCCGACATTGCACAGCGCATGGACTGGGTAGAGCTTTACAAGTCACTATGGCGAGACCTTGGCTATGGCGAGGCCGACAAGTGGATTATGAACCACGATGAGCTGGTTGTTAAGCTGACGAAAGACACGGCAGCTATGGCGTTAGGCCAAGCCTTAGGGCAACAATCAGCTATGTTAGCAATGGGTACAGAACAGGCCATGATGATGGCAGGACAGGTGGCTTTAGATGCAGTTGATGCCGAAGGTGGATTACAAGCCGAGGGAGCTGGCGGAATTGGCACGCCAGTTGGAGCTATGCCAAGCATGGGTGGAGTTGAGCAAGGTGGTGAAGCAACATTGCTTGGACAACTTGCAGGCAACCCAGCCCCAAGCCCACAGGGGGCAGGCGTTTAGCGAGGAGGCCATGCGGAGGGTAGCGGATGAGCAGTTTCTCCGTGGCCTATATGCAGGTGTGCATTTATGGGGCGAGCTGGCCAAAGTACCAGTAGACTAAGTTTATCGCTAACATCAGGGCGTTATCTGATGGTATCCGCAGCCAAGCGTAAGAGGCACTTAACGTATGTTACAAGATGATAAACAGTTCTTTGACAACACGGATGATGATTTTGAGCAAAACGAAGATATAGAAGGCTCTGAACCATTACCCGCAAATGAATCCGACGACGACGGCGAAGAGGAGCCTAAGCGCAAGGGCAACCCTGCTATTGCTTTACGGCAAGAGCGGGACAACAACCGCCAGCTTAAGCAGCAGTTTGAGCAACAACAGCAAGAGCTGGCCAGCCTAAAGGCCATGTACGAACAGCTAAACCAGCGTGGCTATGCGCCTCAACAGCAACCTGACCCTAGATTGATTGACCAGCAACGTCAACAGTTTGCTGACCAGTTGCTAGAACGGCCTGATGAGGTGTTTAACAACTTTGCACAGCAGATACAACGCCAAACCTACGCCTCACAAGCACCCCTTATGGTAGATAGGGTGTTTAGTGAAGCAGTAAAAGGTGATGATGAGCTGACGAGTGCGCTTAACGTGCCAGTGGTAAGGGAGATACTAGCCCCTTACGTGCAGGACGAGCTGTCGCGTCATGGCAACATGGGCGAGGCTGTAAAAATGTTAAAGCCTTTGATACAGCAGACCTTGGCCATAGGTAAGGCGTTTAGCCAGCAGGCCAAGCCAGCACAGAAGGCTGCACCTGATAGAGCGGATTCATTTGCGGGTAAGCAGACAAACCCAAGCAAGCAAGGCATTTATGGCGAACAGCTAGCCGACACATTGCGGGGGATGACTGGGGAACAGAGAATACAACATCTACGAAGCATGCAAACAAAGCGTTAGACGTGTTGCAACCAGCATGAGGTTTTAACACTATGGTATTAAGCAGAGGCTCCGCTACCAAGGGTACACGTAGCTTTATCCCCATTGTCTTTTCGTCAATGGTATTAGACATCTTAGACAAGTCGACCGTTGCCGTTGATTGTGTAAGCCGAGACTATGAAGGCGAGTTTAAAGAAGGTGACTTAGTTACGATTCGTGACTTTGGAGCCACAAG